AACACCGTTTCCAGTGTAGGATACCCAGTAATCTGAGGAAGTGTCATCTGCTTTTCCAGTTACTTTTATTTTAGTTCCTGTTTTTCCAAAATAAGGTAATTTAGTAAAATCTGCAATTTCATCACGTATAGCATACATTTCATTATTTCCGCCACCATCAAAAGTGGTTACAGTATATGCTGCATTACCGTCTACAACAGCACAATATAAAGCTGAGTTGTATTGAGTAAAAGTAAACTCGGCTGTAACTGCTGAGTATGTAGCTAATCCTTGTGATGACGTTAAAGTAGCTCCCGTGTCTGCCCTTTCTAATGCAAACGTCATGCTTGAAGACGCATTCCAATAGGGGCTTGAAGTTCCTTTAAGAAATATGTCTATTAATTTCCCAGTATCTCTAAAATCTGTATCATTGTCAGCGTCGCTACCGTCAGGCATTTGTAGTACAGCATTAATTCCATAAGCTAAATCCGGATGTGTTAATTTAATTTGATACTCTCTACCAAAATTCGTAACTAAAAAGTTAATATAAAACTCTTCTACTTTAGCTGCTGATGAGCTAGCGTTAGCTGCCGGTACTATTGATTTGTTTGCAACAAAAGTATAGTCGGCAATGTTTACCATTTTAAAATCTTCTTTAGGATTTGTAGAAGTTAAATAACTAGTTCCGTCAGGAAATGTTACTGTTTTTTCAACACCCGCTAAATCAAATACTTTTACTCCGCCATTGTAAAACACACAAATATATTTATTGTTTTCATCTCGTTGTATAGTCCACGTTTTAACTGTGTTAGGGTACACGTTAGTACCATCTAAAGTAGCGATAAATTCTAAAGGCGGTCTTTTGCTTAACCCTTTTACTATATCGCTTTGTAAATTAATCTGTTCTGTGCCTTGATTAATACCGCGTTGAGTGGGGGTTTGCTGACTTATACCATTCAGAAAATTTGGAATTGACTGAGATACAACAGGCATTAGTAAGTCCTTCTACGTGGTCTATTTATTATAGAATAAGTATCAGAATCACCATCTAAGATATTGTTATCTTCACTACGGCTATCTGATTGTTGAAAATTGTTATAAGCTTCTTGCTCATCTACTTGCATTAATTCTGCTAAACCTGAATCACCAATAAATCTGGATGCAAAGCGTCTTGCTGCTTTTGCTGTAATATAGCGTCTTGCATATTCTGGGATTTGTTCAAATTGTTGTACTAACACTACATCTAAAGTAGGGGTAACAACGCTTGATGAGAATACATCGGTGTGATTGTCTAGGTCATATAGATATCCATTACGGATAACTACGTTTCTGTCTCTGTATTGAGAATTTGAATCTGCTTGAACACAGTTAGATGGTAAGGGTATTTTATTATCTGTATCTTTTGTATAAGTCACATTATATTCTGTATTAAAATTCCAGCCCTGACTTTGAACAGATAAGCTTGTTTCATCAAGAATATTTTTAGCGACTGATACATCCACATTAGTGGTCCCACTAATAGTATTAACAGGGGCTTCTCCAATAGCGGAAAGCATTATATTAACTGCTTGTAACTCAGTGGTAGGTGTAATTTGAGTCGTCATAAATGTCCTCTAAAGAGAGGGGCCAGTAAAAATGGAAATAAAACCAGCCCCTCAGATTTAAGTATAAGAAACGATTAAGCTTCTTTAATACCTACAGCCGCTTCTGGACGAAGCACGCCGTGCCCCATCGCATATTTAGCAACCATTAATGTTCCTTGACGTCTGATGTCATATTCTGACTCAACCGCTAGGTCCATAAGTTTTACTGTACCTACAGCACTTGGGTGACAGACAAGTCCTTCATAGTTAGTCAAGTTCACAGACTGAGGTGTTGAACCACCTTGTGTCGCTGAACCCGCATCTACGTCTGAAGTTCCTACATCGTCTTTTACAAAATGCGGCATTGGTCTTAATTCAATACCAGCAATTTTACGTACTGTACCTTCTGCAATAGAACCTTGACCGCTAAAGTCTACGTTAATTGCATTAGTTGCATTAGCTAGTTTGTAATACATTTCAGGGTCTAAGAAACAAACACGTCCTTCTGAAGGGACATAGTTGTTATCTAAAGATTTAGCTGCATCAAATAGTGCATCAATAAATCCATTAGCTGAAGTTGCATCTGTAGCGTTTGCAATGTCAGTGTTAGTTATTGTTGTTCCAGCTGCATATCCAGAGTCACCAACGTTAGCTGCTGCTTGGGAAGCTAGACCAATAGTTTGTAAAACGTGCTTATCTTTGACGAAAGCTAAAGCTCTCCCCAATTCTAATGAGTAAGCACCTCTAACGTCGTAGTGGTTTTTCGCTTCTTCTATGTTGCTTAGGAACACGCTTGATACTAAGAGGTCATTAATAGTAATGACTTTCTCATTGTGGTTCACATCAGTTCCAGTGATTTCAGCACCCGGTGTGTGATAAGCTGCACTTATTCTACCCATTACTGGGAATGTTGCACTCTTACCAGATGAGATGCTTCTAACTAGCTCTTGACCAGTTGTTACTGAAGCCCTTTCAAAAGAAGTTAAAACTTCTCCCGCAAAGACTTTCAGAAACAGAGCGTCTTCTGAGCCAGCTGCATTCACTCTACCGATGGAAGCCGGGCTTGCATTTGCCATTCTCGGTCTCCTATGTTGTTTAGAGTTAATTGATAAAAGCTTTCACAATTCCAGCAAGATTGTCTCCCGCAAGAGGTCCAGTTTTACTGTGTCAGCGGCTGCCACCTATAAAGGTAGCACAGCCATTACATTATCGGCGGATACTTCTTTTTATTTTTTGACTTCTTTTTCATAAATTACTATTTGCTATTTTTTGTTTAACTTCAGCTTGAAATGCTGGGTCTTTTGAATACCTGTCATCAGCCATGTCTTTAGTAACTTGGGCCCATGAAGTATAACCACCTTCACCAGTTCCACTTGCTGTCCCTTTAACTAAGCTAGGGTCTTTACCTTCAGACGCTTGGTAACGCGACTGTAAACCACTAACTGCTAATTTAACAGTTTCAATATCAGGATTATTAACAGCTGTATTATACGCTGCTATTTCAGATTCAGATAAATTATCTTTAGCCCACGTAATCATCATCCCGTATTGTTCATCACCGCCTACAATACCACGTACTTCGCTGGCTGTTTTTTCAGCAATAGCTTGTTGGCCAGCAATAAACTGGTCTACTATTTCTTTAGATATACCAGCTTTTTCTAGCTTATTATAAGACTCTTCTCCTAATTTACCCTCTTCAGAAAATTCTTTATTTAAAGATTCCATATCTAATCCAGCTGATTCTACAGCTTTCTCAGCTATTTCTAAATCATTTGATTCAGTTTTTGCTTCTTCTTTAGGGGCTTCTTCTTTAGGTTGTCCTAATTTAGATTCTAATTCAGCATAAGATTTAGCTAAATCTTCAACAGAGTTAAACTTTTCTGGAAGACCTTCTGGTCTATTTTGTTTTACTTCTGATTCAGCGGGTGCTTCAGCTGTTGTTTCTTCTGGTTTTACTTCTACTTGGTCTACCATTTATTTTCCTTCCTATTTAGTTATATTACTTGCGATAGGTCCAGCGGCTTTTTCCGCCATTGCCATCATCTGTTCTTGTTGTGCTGCTTCTTGTTGCTCTTCTGCTTCTTGTTGTAATTGCTCTTGGCTCTTAACTAATCCTTCTGTATCAATACCAATGCTAGTAGCAATACGTGTAATTAAATCACTAGGGTTTAACATCCCCGCAATTTGTGGATTAATTTGAGCAAGTTGAGTTATTTCAACAATAAACTCTCTTAATTTTTGTAAATCATTACCACGTCCTAACGCTTCAATTCCTGTAACAATTACTGGTGTAACTGATTTTTTAGGAAGAGATGGGATTTCTCCATTTTGTCCCATACGTTTCATTAAAACTTGTACTAATGGTAATTGAAATTCTTGTGATAGTAATGAATACACACCGCCCATGCTAGTTTCTAATTGTTCTGCCATGTATCTTATTTCTTGTGCTGTTACTCTTTCAGCATCTCTTTGTATTGCTGTGTGTAATAAGAAAGCATAAGACATACGTTCTTCTAACCGCCCAATACTACGTTCTACAATTTGTAAATCATATTGTTTCTCTGATTGTAGTACAGTTACGTCATCTCTTTGACCAGTTATAATGTCTCCATTTCTAGTTAAAGCTAAATCTTTTTTGCGTGTTACAGCATTAGGCCTAACCATAAACACTAATTTACTAGCGGCTGCCGCTGATTCTACTAATGATTTTGACAGCCCTTCTAATGATTTTAAGTCACCTAAAAATTCTTCTACATACCCACGCCCATAATTTTCACCGTCTACACGGACCATGCGTAAAGCTTGGTATGGCATGTTATCAGCTGGGAAAGTACCCTCTGAATGTGGTAATTTAATACCGTGTATTTCTTGACACACATAATATTTATCTTTATTTAATCTATAAATATGTGTATATACATCACAATCTTGGTCTGATTTATAATCTGGTGCTTTACCTATTAATTCTAAATCTTCTTCTGGTAAATTTGCGGGGCTAATTGATTCTTTAATAATAACTTCTAGTAAGTTACCTTCTTCATCACGCCTACAAGTGTATTGGCCAATACCATAAACACGCATAGTCCCCTTTTTAGGTAGGTAAGTTAAGACATTACCAGCTACTATTAAATGTTTTAATGCTTCAAATACAGAGACTCTTAGTGCTAATTGTTCAATCTTGTTTTGTACTGAACGCTCAATTTTAGCTAATGATTTTTCTACTTCAGATTTTAATTCAGGGTTTTGTTCTAGTTCTTCTTTAGAGTCACCAGTTATGGTCAATCTAAAAAAGGGTGAATTAGGGGGAAGTAATAATAAGAGTAATTTAGATGCTAAATTGTTTACACCTCTAGCACCTACCGATTGGAAGGGGGTATATAAATCCGTACTAGTGTCAAAACCAGAGCTTGGAATTAAAGAAGGGATAGTAAGCTCAGAGCATTCTCTGGCCCTATCTAAATAATGTTGTCTGTTTTCTTTTAATTTTTCATAGCGGTCTTTTGCTGTCTTAGTAGTAAATTGAATGTCGTTATATTCTGCCATTACGTAATATTAAGTCCTGAGCCGCTTGTTGGTATGTTTAATCCTGAAGTTGTTTGAAGACCTTTAGTTCCACGTCTTTTAACTTTAGCTAATCTTTTATCTTCAGATAATTTATCATCACCAGTTTTTAATTTTGGTGCAATTTCATCTCCTACTGGCGATGAGACTGGGGCCGGAACCGGCGGCGGTGTAGGCACAGGGGCCACTTTAGGGCTACCAAAGCACATATACATTTCTCCTATGTTGGTATATTAAGTCCAGAGTTTTGTCTGTTTTGTATTATAGAAAGTTTATTTGTAGAAACATTTCTTTGTTTTCTTACATTTCTATTAGATACTTGTTGCCTTCTGGCACTTGTTGTATTTTGTTTCTGTTTTTCTTCTTTATCAAAATCTGGGTCATATTCAGTAGGCATATTATCTGGCACTTTACTTATAACTCCCATGCTTTCAGCTAAAGTTATTCCTCTTCCCATTCCACACATATTAATTATCCTTATGTTGGTATATTAAGACCCGTGTTCTGGGCTTCATACGCTTTAATTCTTGCTTTTCTCGCATCTCGTTGTGAAATCATTAATTCTTCACGTTCTCTATTTTGGTCTTTTACTTTA